GATGAGAATGATTATCCTCTATTAAATGAAGATGGTAGTGTAAAAGAATTTTATTCTAACAAAATTGAAACAGGATACTGGACAGACGGTATAAATCCAGATGATTTAAAGGAGATTGATAATGACAAGATTATATGACATAATAAAAGCTAAAGTTGAGCATGAAATATCACTAGGGTTACAGAGTAAGTCCGAAGCATGGTCTATGTCTAATATCCTTAGTAAGTTTGAGGAAGGTGAGGATCGTGCTATAGCTAGAGAATATATACTTAAACGTAGTGAAAAGGAGAAGTACATATGAACAGCAGAGAATATAACAGTAAACTTTTAAAAAGAATTAATAGTTCTTTAATATTTAAAAGTGATCTGGGATCTGATGCAAGTACAGAAGTGCTTGAGTTTATTAAGAAAAAAGAACGTGAAGTAAAACAGTTTGAACAAGGTTACGAAGAATTTTTAGATAGAAAGGAAGGCTAATAATGTTTGATCATAGTATATTAGATTTTAAAGTAGAGAAGTTTAACTTGTTTCACTTTGGTGAAGAAGGTCACACACATTCACAGTACAAAGTACCCTCCAACATTGGTGTTGGTCTTAGACGTAAAGATACTAAGCAACCATTAGGCATAGTTTCTGAGAATTATGAGGTAGTTCAGTACATGGACATCGTAGATGGTGTTGAGCAAGCTATTGCTATGTCGGGATTAGACTTAACTAATGCTGAATTTCAAACTAATGTTCACGATGATGGAGCTAGGATAGAGCTTACGGCTAAGTTTCCAGCACATGAGCAAAGTATAGGTAAACTTACTGACACAGTAATACCAGAGTTAAAGTTTAGGACATCACAGAATAGAACATGGGCTAACAATATGATGGTTGGATTGTGGCGTTCTATGTGCTATAATACTTTGGTGAGTGGTGACAAGCTGGCTTACATCTATGGTAGACACACAAAGAATTTCAATGTCAGTGGGTTTGCTAAGAAGATACAAAATGCTGGTGAGTTTATAGTAGGTGAAGGTATGACTGAGATGCGTACTTGGTATGATACTAAGGTTACTAGGCCACAAGCCATTGATTTGTTTAGTAAAACTATAGCTAGACGTACTGACAATGTGACCAGAAAGAAAGTAGCTAACAAAGTTATGCTATCTAATCTTATGAAAACATTCGATGAAGAGTCTAGACATTTACATGGTAAAGGTAACTATGATAA